AGTAAGCTTGAGGTCAGGGGTTCGAAACCCTTTGAGTGCAAAAAATATCCTCTTATCACAGGATGAATAAGGATCGTTCCATTCTTATTCATGATGTGGCTTCATTAACATTTCTCGCACCCTTCTCTGTATTATGTGTAGCCGAGACGTTTTTTGGATACACCGTGTATCCAATGTTTCTGACACACGCCCTTACGACATACATGTCTTACGACCTCGTGTGGATAATTATCCAGCCTAAGGTTGTACATACGTTTAGAAAGTTGATCATACTTCATCATTTAGTATGTCTCCTAGCTCTTCTTAGACCCCTCATGTATCCGGATGAAGGTTTCATTGTTAGTCGTGTGGGTTTAGTTGAAATCGATACATCTTTACTTACGATACGACGACTTACCCCTAGAAACAGTTCCATATATCCAACAATAAATGACATGTATCATGCATCAAATCTACTGATCAGGGTGGGTTATGAAACCTGTATGACGTTGTACTTGTCCTACTTTTATGCATATGAGAGTGTGTACACGAAATTACACATCCTTGGGTGTCAGTATTTCATAAACATTTTCAGTTGTGGTATTTGTGCGTTAACATATTCTAAACGTAATCCAACTTTAAGAATTAAATCTTAATTCTAATTATAATGACCGACAAGCCTAAGCGTAAGCCAAATGCCTACATGAACTTTGTGAAAAAGATTCGACCCGAAATTGTGAAAGAGAACCCAGACATGGGATTCACTGATATCGGTAAGAAAATGGGTGAGATGTGGAGAGCTCTCACCGATGACGAGAAGAAAAAATATGCGAAGTAAGTATGAGATGTTTGGTTTTTTATTGCAATTTGTTATGAAGCAACGAATAAAAAATGGTATATCACCCAGATTTGGTCAACCAACCACTTAAGGATTTGAGTTATAATAAGAATAGATGTCCCTTGGGGTCAAGAAGCTCTGTTTCGATGCTATTGTGCCTACTCGTGGTTCTGATCGTTCTGTGGGATATGATTTATACAGCTCCGAAGATGCCATGGTTCCGTGCCAAGCTGGCCGAGCTCTCGTAGGCACTGGTATCACAGTGGTCTTACCCGAAGGTGTATATGGTCGTGTAGCTCCTCGTTCAGGTCTAGCTGTGAAGCACTGTATCAATGTTGGTGCGGGTGTTATTGATCCTGATTATACCGGTGAAATCAAAGTTGTCTTGTTCAATCATGGAGAGAAAGACTTTGAAATCAAGAAGGGAGATCGCATCGCGCAACTTGTTCTAGAGCGTTGTGAGACGCCACCCATCGAGGAGATTAGTATCGTTGAGGATACTGAACGTGGCTCGGGTGGTTTCGGTTCTACCGGCAATTAGTAAACCATAAATCTTCTGAATGAGGCATAAATAGTACACCTTGATTCATGGTCATGAACAGTTTAGCCTTCGATACATTAGGGTACGTATAGAGTAGCCACCTTTCCCAATATTCAGCCTGGAAGAAATCTTCCCAATCCTCTTTAGAACTTTCCCCAACTTTCAACATTCCCCTGTGTATCTCATACGGTTCCCTCTCTATTCGCAGCTCCTTAGGAAGGATAGCCCCTTTCCTAAGAAGTTGTGCACGCATAAGTCTTGGATTACCATGATCAGGGTAATGCTGAATGCGTTTTTCACCAAAATCTACAGCTCTCTTATTTGGTAGAATGACTCTGTATTTATGAGCGACAGATGGACTGGGTTGTAGGACGACGTGCATTAAATTTATTCAAGATAAAGTTTTAGTATTATTAACTCATATGAAGATATATGAATCCATTGACTCTATTACTATCCGAGTTGGTGAATCTGCTAAAGAGAATGATGAACTGTCAATGACGAGTGATCCCAAACACTGGTGGATGCATGTAGCTGGGTGCCCAGGTGCACACGTTGTAATTTGTCATGAAGGAGACCAGCTACCAAAAGAGACGAAGAGGGATGCTGCGGTTCTTGCTGTCCACCACAGTAAAGCACCGAAAACTAAGATGACACAGGTGGACCTTGCTAGGGTTGACCAAATATCAAAGTACCAAAAGTCAAATCATGGACTCGTGAATTTAGAGGGTGAAGTTATGCAACTCACAGTTTTCATGAATAAGGAAAAACCGAGACTTGATAGATTAAAGTAATGTAGTGTAGGGACCGGCAATGTAATAAACTTGTTTAAAACCTAATTCCTCTATTTTCTCTGCTGCAAATCTGGCCCTCTGTCCAGTGTTGCAATAGATGAGTAAACCCTTCTTAGGGAGTTCTGTGGTGGTCTTTTCGTTAATCTTGTCCACAGGGATGTGGAGTGCCTTGGGGTAATGACCAGCTCTCCATTCTGTGATTGTGCGGACATCGATGACTTTCTTGATTTTTCCCTCTTTGATGAGTCTCCTGGCTTCACTGGCCGATATAAGATTTGGACCCAATAAAGTATAAGCTGTCGCAGTAGCCAAACCAGCTACGATTACAAGTGGTATCATATTACTATTAATTAATGTTTTTAATCATCACGGACACACTCCGGATAACATTCGGATCATAAGTTTTAATAATTTTGGACAATTTTGTAATCGTGGGGATGGATACTCCAGATCTTTTAGCCATGTCTTTCTTGTTTAGTTCTGGTTTGAAACATGTGTACAACACTGCTGCTGCGACGGATTTTGAATGTTTACCCATAATTTCATCACAGGTCTGTAGTTTATGGCACATGTCTGTAGCCTCTTTGCAGATTTTTGGGGAAGCACCAAATATGTTGAACATGTTATCAAGATGTTCTAGGTGTGGCTTGATACGACGGGTATAAATTGGGGGAACAACCACAGGCTTTTTCAAACTTTTTTTCAATTTTTTGTATTTCCGTTTCCACTTTTGACCCTCTTTGATTTGTGAAAGAAGCTCACCAATGTGATACTTCACTCCACGAACAGCGTCAAGAGTAGGTGTTTTACGAACTTTCGTCTTTACCATTTTACGTAATTTTAAAGTTATACATGCACGACTTAGGGGTTTTAATTACCGAACGCGATACCAGCCATACCATCCTTGATACGAAGGATGTTATAGTTGACCGCGTATACACGGTGAAGCTGGTTACCACCCGATGGGTTGGTCAGGCTGAGCTTGGCGTTATCGATGCGAGAGAAGTTAAGGGTACCAGTGGGCTGCATCTTGCTGAGGTTGATGCAGAATGGCCATGTGTAAGTGGGGAGATCCTCGAGAACATCGTCGGGGAGGTCAGTGCTGTGCATTTCTGGTACGACTGTGTGGTGGTACATAGCGGAAGTTTCTTCGAATAGAGCTGTACCGTTGATGTAGAGAGAAGTCTTGTCGAAAGTATAGGCTGTATCCCAGTCAGCACCCGCAGTCGTGTTGCCGGAGACAAGGTGGAGCGACTTGACGGGGTGGTTGAAATAGCTGATATCAATATCAGTGTCTTCCTTGGCCGCGAGTTGGTGCTGTGTTTGAGTGATGAGAAGTTCATGCTCATTATCGATGAAGAACTTACGCTCTTCGGTGTCTAAGTACACGTAGTTGCCCCACACCTTGGGTGTACCTGTAGGGGTGTAGTTATCACGGCACTTGATGCGAATCTCGACATCATGATACTGAAGGGCGACGAGGGGGAGACACTTGGTGTAATCCTCACCAAAGAAGAAAGGAATCATGAAATGATCACCACCGTGGTTAGACTTTAGGGTCGCGGTAGAAGCACACATCGACGACTTCGCTTGGCTATCACGCATGAGGGGGTTGTGCACACCTTGGATAAAGAGGGAATCAAGTTGGCAGACCTTCTGGCCACCAATCCAGAGCTGAAACTCGGTGGGATTAGAAGCAGTGGAAGAGAATAGACCGTCTGGGTTATCCTGCACATTCGAAACGAGAGTGTCTTCAATCCAGATGTAGCTCATGAGATCACCCTTGGAACGAATAGGGATAGCGATTTCATTGTTGGCACCAAAGGTACCGATGTAATCCATGCGCTCGGGCTTCATGGCGAAGTTGGTATGACGTTTGTAGTTTTGACGGAAAAAACTGACCTGAGGATCACCTGTGATGTAGGCATCCTGGGCCCCGACAGAAACGAGCTCAATCAAAGCAGCTGACATTTATTAATAAATGATATTAAAATTTTGGCTCATAGTATACATATGGTAGTATTTCAAGCATTGACTTGGGAAGCGCGAGATGTTGAAGGTGAACATCACATCAGTATTTTTGGTAAGACGGAAGATGGTAAATCGGTTTGTGTGACGACAACATTCGATCCTTACTTCTTTGTTAAGCTTCCCAGGGGTACGACTGACCAAGATGTTAAACGTCTGTACAACGACATTTGTAGACTAAAAAAGGACCACGTGA